AAGCAACCATATAATTCCCAGGTCTCAAGTACATTTGGCGTGCTTGTTCCGTTACCACCATCTAATACTTCAAGTCGTGTAGTAAATTTGTAATCAATACCTGAACTTGCTGATGCTTGTTCTAATGTATCCATTTGCTTTTGAATTTGCTCACCAATTAATCTTGCAACGTTTCCGCCCGCATCGTCTCTAAATGTAGTTGATACAGCGTCCCATGTTTGACGACCAGCAAGATAAATTCTACTGTTGTAAATTGGTACTTCGATTTCTTCAAAGTTAATTGTAGGCCTAGTAAAAGTCATTACCTGTTTGGTAAGTTCTGTTCTAGGTGTAGACACGCCAAGATTCTCAAATACCACCCGGTAGCGATATTTTAACTTTGGCATTAACAGTCCTTGCGTTGGACTTGATTGGTCTGATGCCAAAGGCACTGTCATTCTTGTTAGCGATGATACGGCCATTTTCTAATTCTCCTTATTACAATATTATTTATCTAAATTTTGTCACAAAAAAATGAGGCCTAAACCTCATTTTCATGTATTTTAAGTGCTTTAAACTGCGGCTGAACTTGCTACGTTACCCGCTGCTATCTCGCCTGTGTTCTTAATTCTAACCGGTATGTAGATAAATTCAACTGCTTTTACTGGCTCAATTGCAACATCAACATATAGTTCGTTAGCATCAATTCTTGTTGGTGTGTTATTTGATTCATCACACACTACCAAGTAATCGTAAACTCCACGCTTTGCTACTAAATCAATCATCAAGCTCTCAATTGCATTTTTAATCTCGTCACGTGTTGTAGTATCGTTTGGCTCAAACACAAAGTTCTTACCAATTGTTTCTAATCTTCCTCTAATAAATGCTACTAATCTTGCAACATTTATCCTATCTAGTGAACTACCTGTAAATGTAGTTTTGTTACCATAGTTAAGTATGCCTGAACCAGGAATAAATGTAATTGGATTAATTGAATTTTCATAAAGTGTATCTCTTAAACCTTGTCTGACAGCGGTTTGTGTAAATTCGCCTGTAGTTGCATTTACATAACCTAACTGCGTAGCATTGTCAACAGTCCCACGTCTAGTACCTGCTGGTGCTAACCAAGGAAAAGCAACATCATCTGAACGCACAACAGTTCTAAGCATCATGTGTGTTGGCGGTACGACTACTGTTTGTCCTGATAAGTCTGTAGACTGAGCACTAGGATAAAATACTGCAAAGTATGGATCAGCGGTTGTTAAACCATCACCATTGGCATTGGTTGCCCAATTGGTAATGTCTGTGCCTGTGTCTTCTAAACGCATTGGAGTATCACTAAGTATAAATCCTGTATTGTTACGTTCATTGTTAAGTGCAACTAGATTACTTGCTACCTCTTCATAGTTAGGGCAACATAACAAGTTGTATATTTTTTGCTCTTCACGTAGTTCTTGTGTTCCATCAATACCAGCTTTTAGTGCTGAAACAACAATACTTCTTACTGCTTTTCTGCCCATATTAGGTGAACCATCAGCGTTGTTACCACTTGCAGTTACCCATGCATCTGTAACAGTTGGTAGTGCACCAAATGTAGCAAAAGGAAAGTCAGTGCCGTTAAAGTAATCAACTTGAAAACTCTTCACGTTAAATCCGCTACGTCTCAAGTTCCAAACTAGCATACCTTCAGGATAAAGTGTAGGATCTGGTTTATCTAAATCCACATAGTCGCTTGTTAATAATGTTTTTATTGTATCAATTTCGCCTGTAATTGGATCAGTTGATCCATCATCAGCCCAACGTACGTCTGCAAATAGTATACCATTCTGTGTAGTTTGGTCTGTGTTGTCTAGTAATACCCATTGATCAACTGTACTAACATTCTGCCATCTGTAAAGCACAGGATAGTTATCTAAGTCTGCAGTTGAAAGCCATAAGTCACCGTAAACCAATGCACTATCATCACTTTGCTTTGTCGGTGCAAGTGAACTAACAATAGGCCCATCTGGACTTGTAGTAGAAAGGTCAAAACCTCTTTGATCAACAGTTACATTTTGGTAGCCTTTCCAGGTTCCGCCACTTTGTATCATTATGTCTGCGTCGCCGGTTGCACTATAGTACCAGTTTGTTCCGTCTGCAGGATCAATGCTAGGTGCAGTTGAACTTGCAGTGTATACTGGTGTAGTTCCGAAGCCTAATGGAATCCAGTTACTTAATATTACATCACTGTTATTACCGTTTCTTACCTGTCCGGTTGTAACACTTGCTGTTATCCCTGAGTCAGTTACTGGTGTTCCACTTGTGTCTTTAAGCACAATTACACCACCTAATGTGTGTTCAATCTGTACTGCACCAGTTGATAATACTCTTGCAGTTGTATTCGCGACGTTGGCAGCAGTAAAGGCTGAAACAAAGTCTGCGGCAGTGGTTCCACTAAGTGTAGCAGTTACAGCACTTGTAAGTGCGTTGCTATTTTTTGCACTTGCTTGTATTGTAAATGTCTCTTCAGCAGTATAAGTTGGTGTAGCAGTACTACCTGTGACTAGTGTAGCACCAGTTGTAAATCTATCAAGAAACTTTGTAGTATATGTTCCTGCTTCTAGGCAGTTATATTGGGAATACAATGTGCCGGCAGCAATGTTCAGTCCGCCACCAGATGGATCAAGGCCTTTTAATGCACTTTGATCGTTTGTATATAAAGGATTACTTAGTGTAGTGAATGTATCAGTAACACTTGCATATTCTTTAATAACATAATTTGCGCCAATGTTTACATTATTAAGTTTGTACCAAACTGATCCAGTTGGATGAGGCTCGGTACCTGTTGTCTGCCAACTTGGATTTGCATAGTTATATCCAAAATGAACAACTGGTGCAAAGTATGGCTTACCTTCTTTTGATGTACTTGTAGCAATTCCAATTTCTGTTAATAAGGTAGCACTGTTACCATCGTCAATCATTAATATACCGTTACCATCATCTGTTGAACCATCATTTGATCCCAATGAATCAACATATATTTCTAATTTTCCGTTTGTAACTAACGCATGTACTCCAGCAACGTTTGCGCCGTTAATATCGCTGGCTACTGTTGTTAAAGTTGTTCCTGAACTTGTAATTGTAATATCGTTAAACACCATGCTATTACCAGCAGTTATTGTTGGATTAGTCGCAGTTCCTATTACTGTTGGCCATGAATTCTTCCATGCATCACTTCCAACTAATACCCAAGTATTAGCAGGTACCACTGGGTCACTTGCAGTGTTACCTGGTGACTTTAAGTAAACTGGATTATTTGTATTTGTGGTGTTTATAGCATAATCACCAATACTACCTATACTTGCTAGTGGCACACCAGCTGAAGTTCCTCCAACTAAATCAGCAACCTTTGTAATAACTGTTGGAACTTTATTAGTAAAAGTTTGTGTAGTAGCTGACCATTCAAATGCACCAAATGTGCTTACACCTGTATCAAACCAATAAACACCGTTTGCTGGATCTCCAGTTGGGCGTGTTAATGTTGCAGTAAGTTCACTAAGATCGACATCTGCTCTTTGCACATATGCTCTATTGCTAACTCCTAGTGTAGAGTAAGCTGCAAGTAAGCCGTATTCGTTAAGTTCGTATCCGTTTATTGATGTACCGGCTGATGTACTATAAAAGAATGGTGTACCAAATGTAGCAGCCAAATCTCTTTGTGAAGTAATCAAGTAAGGCTTGTTTGCATTTGCAGCAGTTGTTCCTGCTGCGACGCCTGTTCCTGTTCCACTTATTTTATTCTGTGCAGTTGCTATCATTATGAATGGTACTGAATTTGTTGCGGCTGGAAGATAATTACTTTCGTCTATTACTGTAACTTCTACGCCTGGTGATGTTAGTGCCATGTTTTGCTTCCTTTTGAATGCTTTATAATCTCTTAATGATATTTATAAGAATCGTTCAAATATCGCCGTTACTATTGCCCTTTGCAAAGGTTTGTGCTACTAAATATCCGTATGAATAGACCTATTTGTAATGCTTGTAACCGCCGTTTTGTAGCAGTAAATTATATAAGTGAAGGAAAGACTCACTATCGCACAAGATGTGATAGTTGTACACGCAAAAATAGGAAAATGAAAGCTCCAGTTCCTCGATGGCAACTTGAAGGTTATAAGAAAAAGAAAAACTGCGATAGATGCAGTTTTGTTTCTAAAAGCGGAGCTCAGATATTAGTATACCATATTGATGGTAACTTAAAAAATGCAAACCTAGCAAACCTTAGAAGCATTTGTTTAAACTGTAGTATAGAAATAATGAGGTTAGATTTACCTTGGAAAGTGGGAGATTTAATTGAAGATTAAAAAAACAAAGGAAGAATTTTTTGTTGACATTATGAAAAAAGAAATACTTGTTATAACAATAGGCGAGTCATGGACCTATGGTGATAGTCTAGATGAGGCAGAACGTCGATTACAAATCTATGGAAAGTTGATTGCTGATTCATTTAATGCAGATTATATAAACATAGCTCTCTGCGGAGCTTCAAACAGCTGGATAATTAACCAGGCTAAAAATTTATCTAACTGGATTGACTTTGACAGTTATAAAAAAGTTTATATAATCTTTACATTCACCGAAGCTGGAAGAGACTTTGAAGAG